CACTCGAAAGTGCGCCGTTATTAACTACGCTAATTACTCTAACCCATTTATATTCAGACAAGTCTGATGAGTTAACAAATTTAATTAATGAGTTTTCTTTAAACATCTTGGTACTATCGTTGATGTTTAACATAACAACCTGAGTACCTGAGCTAAATGTTTCTGTCATATAGCCTGTCGAGCCTAGTGCGTCAGCTGGTAGCGGTTCCCAACGAATGTTTAAATTACTAACAATAAATTTATTTTCCTGGAACGATGTCCAAGTATTACGCATTCCATAGTATATAAAATTATTTAATTTTTGTGTTTTTAAAATTTCTGGTAAAATACTAACTACAACTTCGCGTGAAGTAGTGTTATCGTTGATAACAATAGACTGTGATGCATTACTATTTTCAACATACAGAATCGCATCTTTAGCAAAAGTGTCTAAACTTTGATATGTACCTGTAGGATCGTTAATGTCAATATAACGACTATGACCAGCATGTGTTCTGTTAAGCGCCTTGAGCTTTAATATGTTGTTGCTTTGGCTCAATGGAAATACATTGTAGTCCTGTGCAGATACCATACGATTTTGTGTATAGTATACTTGTGGTGCTCTACGTTTAATTGCTGCTAGACTTTCTGGCGGTAAGCTGTTGTTTACACGATACTCTAGTCTAAATGTTAGTGTTAATGCCTGACTTTGATCTCGCTTGTCAACATAAGGAATAGTGATAGAAATATTTCTAGCATCGTCTGGCTGAATAATGTATCGAGTAGGGTCGCTGGTTCTAAACCAAAGTCTAAAAATTCCGTATGGAACGTTACCAAAGTTACCGTCGGAGAATTTTAACTTAATACCTGAGTTGTCGATATTTTCGACCGCATATAAGTTTTTAGTATTTTTAGAAACACTGTTATAGTTGAGTGTTTGACCAACAGTGTTTGGTACTTTTTCCCATTTATTGATAATAAGACCTGCACTGTTAATTTCTTGCAGATACACATCAAGTTCATTGATGTTTGCAACAGACACAGTTTCTTCACGACCTTGTATTGAAGCAGTATAGTCAAAATCTCTAAAGTCTAACTCGCCTTGTTTGAACATTACAAAGAAGCCTGTATTTTTACTTGCTAATCCTAGGCTGTCGTTTCTATAAACAATGTTAAACAAATCAGTTGGGTCTGGATGTCTTTCGTATAGATAGCCGTTATCAATAAAGTCAGGGTTTACAACGTTAAACGGTCTATTCACGCCTTCAACCGCAAGGTTAAAGTTATATGCTACTGGTGCAGTGATAGGTGTGTTTAGTTGATATAACTCTGTAGGAATGTTACCTAGCGTACCTACCTTAACTGGAGCAGTAAATCTGTTTGCAGTACTCATTGCTGCATTAAGTACAGAAATAAACTGCTCATAGCTTAATGGATTATTGGAGTCGTCCCAAAATACATTAACATTGTTTAAGTCATTACCTTGACTGTCGATAACTGATTCTGTTGTTCTAACACTGGTAATCTTCATCAAACCGCTAGCTGGCACATTGCGCTTTGGATTGTAGCCTAGCATACGTGCTAGTTTAAATACGCTGTCGCGACGTTCAGCAGTTTCTAAGAAGTTTTCACGACTGTTTAGGTCCATGCGGAAAGCAAGTGATTGTGAAAGGTAAGCAAGCATTTCAATGATAGCAATAAATTCACTGCTTTCAATATAGTCATTGAAATTTTCTGGATAGTTAGTACGAACATAATCAACTAGTGCTGTTCGGATACTGTCAAAATCATATGCCTGGAAGTTTACTTGGCTGTATGCTTTATATGCTACAGTCCAATCTTCAGCAGCGAACAAATTATTTTGTCTATTAACTATTGCCATTACTCGATACCTTCATTCATTTGCTTTTCAAAAATTAGATATAAACTTTCAACATTGTTGAATGGCAAATATCTTAACTCAACATCGGCTGATATAGCATGGTCAGAAATGTAAACAGTTGTTTTAACATGCTCAACTCTGCTGTCTTTGTCGACAATACGCTTAATATCTTCAGTAACAACATCAACTAACGTATCGTCGTTTGGATCCATAAGCATATCCCAGATAATACTACCAAAATTAGGGCGCATTACACGCTCACCTTTTTTGGTATAGAATTCATTAAGCAAGTCGCGCTTAATCAGATCTTGATCTGTAAGCGTAAATGGGGCTTTTACCCTATCTAATGTACTGAATCCCTTG